GCATACAATCCCTGTTTTAAAATCTTTTCTAACACGATGCAACCCATCAACAATTTCATTAACGCGACTGCTGCAGTAGTCAAATATATCGATGGTCAGATCTGGGCCAAAACACACTTGCGTCTAGACATACTAGATATTCAAAAGGTCGGCAAGACTAAACATGATGTCCAAAAGGACAATAAAATATTTGAGACACCTGAAACCGCAAAACGGGCAGGGTGTGACCAGGATGGTCTTAAAAACCGCGAAAAGCCCTGGGCGATAAGTACTATGGCAGAACAAATGCGACAGACGGCAGTTAGCATGGCCAAAGGTACTATATACGGCATTAAACAAAGCATCTTAATCGGACCAAACCAACAATCAGTATTTGGTTTGAACAAAGCTTGTTTGAATACAGATGGAACCCCATCATACGTGGCTGTTCTTAAAATGTTGCGTGAAATAAGTACATCAACAGACTTGAAGGAACAACGCCTAAACAAGTACTTTGACTCGGTGATCACTAACAGGTTTTATGACAACTCAATGTCCTTGTTGTTCGTGTTTTATCAATATATAGCAAAGCTAGACATGGTAGAGAAGAACACTCAGTACAATCATAAGATTAAGCTTAGATTGGAGCTAGTTAAAGAGATTGTAGAGGCAGCGAACCAAACTCAAAAGGTCGACAAGTTGTGTGAATACATAAGAACGATTGACACAGCTGTGGGAATAACTAAATATGACAGGGATATCTACCACTGGATACGTGAGCTTGACACGTGGGTGGATGGCGTACCGGCTGCATTGTATGACAACCCACAGGACATGACTGACGCTCAAAAGGAACAGTACAGCTTTATCAAAGATATTAAAGTTTGGAAGATGTACACTTACGACGACGGGCACTCAAGCAGTGGACAACATTTTGGTGACCATATGGGCTTTGTAAATGGGCTCTTCAAGATACCGGCAGACTTATTTAAAACAACTACGTCAGACGAACTTATACTCACACCAGTAAACAGGTTGGTTCCGGATAATGATGTAGAACTGGCAGACTTAAACCGTTATCATGGGGTTATGAATTTGGACGGTTTCACTATGAAAGAAGTAGCCATACTAAATAAAATGATGAACGGAAATCTACGTAATACACCCTTCTTGATAGATCAGGACATAGATCTCGGTTTATCGGAACAAAAGATTAGGTATATTAAGATCTCTGATGATTTGAATATTCAATTTGACTTTAACGTTACAGAACTTAAGACTGTGTTATTCAAGTATATCCGTAACCATAGGGTACATGAAGATGCATATGAAGCTAGGCAGCAGATGAGGTACTGGCTAGCACAGCCAGGGTGTGAAACAGTTGAGGCGCATTGGTGGTCACACTTAACAAGACGGTTAGTACTACCCAGACCAGGGTTTATGAGGGCCGCAGTTCCACAAATGTTGTCAGGCGAGGGCATTGCGACCACCCTAGATGCTCTAAATCAGTATAAACGGGATACTAATGATTTCTTTCTTCCCGTGTTCGAGTCATTATTTGCTAACACATGCTGGTATTGGGGTGAATATTTGCTGATACACAATACGAAAAACATGTATGGCTTATTACGTAATTTGAAGACACCTAATAACTATGAGTTGCAAGACAGGGAGCGGGCAGATGCTTTATATTCGGCAGTGACAGGTCTACCAGTCAAGAAATGTCTGTATGATCAAGTTTCTACCTTTGTGTTGGGTGGAATAGAATCATACTATGGTATTACTGTCCGGTTTGGTCGGTTGGACTTGCCACATATGGAGGACCTAGGCTACGTACTAGTTAATGGTAGATTAAGCTATGGGAAGGTAGTCACTCCAGGATGTACCCCTCTAATAGTGGGGCTTTCGGGTAGTTTGATGTTGGGAACACCGTATGCGGCAGTATTTACTATAAATGCTGCTGTAGGTAAAGATGAATATGGAATAGCTAGGACAGCTTACAACTATAACGACTTGTGGGGTATGGGTGTCTTAGCTAGGTGGAATGGGTATAACCTACACTATCAACACCCTAAGACTGACACAGCACACAGAATTTATGCTGCAAATGACGTATCTATCGCGTTACCGCCAGTGCCACCGTATAAGATGAAGACGGCACAGTCATATAGGTACTTAAATATGTCGCAGCGCGAAAGATGTTTCGGAGCGGACCACGAATGGGCTGTGGACTGCGACATGATATTAACTTGGACTCGCAGGAGCTCACAATTGTTGGAGGAAGCACGCTGGAATGCACCATATGCCACTGCTAGCGAACCCACTTATAATATACCAAATACACTTATTACTGTACCAGAACTAGTAAAGCAATACCAAGGCATGGTCACAGCTGATTATGATTACATAACGTCGGGTTTTCGGCTCATCCAAACCCAAGCAGGCGTGGCAATGCCAGGAGAACGCAAGGAGTTAGACTCATTAGTAGCACCACCGGAGGAGCCGCCACCCATACTACCAGAAGTAGGGGTGGACAGTGGTCAGAGCTAACGGCTGTGCCGCTAGCAATCAATGTTGCAGGCAACACAACTTATCTTTCGGACACCGACCACGGACAATTTCTCTTGTTTGATTTGTACATAGGTAAAGGGATTGATGGTTACCGACCGTATCTATATGGGGAGTATGTCGTGATGATACATGTAAAATATATCAAGAAGCTAAATATAACGGCTATGTATATTAGTAACGATCTGGATATGAGATATCTTAGTAAGCAGGCAACACTAAGGATCTCAAGAATACAGTATGGGCCACAGCTGTTTCCTTATGGGGTCTGTAACGATCAAGAGATAATAAATTATTTATTTTACGTAACTAATAAAAGTCAGAAACGTTATACTGGATATAGAACGTACGCGAATTTAGAAAAAATATTTAATGGTACAACGGAACCTATAATAGACAAAGTTTCAGCGAGTCACCTTAGACACATGTCAATTCACGAACTTAGACAGTTCGGGTTAGACTATTTTCGGAAAAATGTTGAGTTTGCGTTACCTCTGCTAGACAGAATAGCTGCATATGGCATAAGGGAGAGTTTTTTAGTCGGAGTGTTGATTTGGTGTTGTACATTGAGTAAAGTAAATCGACAATTAATGCATAAGAGTGGTATCTGGCTATGGGACATAACTAGCGAGATGGACTTTTATACCCGAATTAAGAAAGATTTTAGCCAACGACTTAAAGCGGTTCAAAATTTACTTGAGGTAGATATGACGCAATTTTTTGAAATGGAAGTTTTAGTTAATAGAGGAGTCGGGTCAGTTGACTGGGAAGCAGAGAGGTTACACAGGGTGCAACCTAATACATGCAATATAAATGCGGGCATCATTTATAAAGAAGCTACCAGCCTATTTCAGAGGTTATTATCGCTAAACAGCAAGCCACAAAAGTCGTCTTGGGATAGCTATTGGGCAGGCAGATGGCAATGGTCACCAACAGGAGCTTACCATTCTCAATATGATAGTGACAACCAGTATAAGGCAAAGTCACGTTTGCTGAGACACAAATTCTTCGCTTTCAACAGGATGCCGGACATGTCATTTAATGAGATAATTAGTAGGAAACCTGAGATAGTAGCCTGGCCATCAGTAAAGTGCGAGTGGGGCAAGCAACGTGCTATCTACGGGGTTGATGCGACTAGCTTCATAATTAGTGGCTACGGATTTGCAGGTTGCGAAGAAGCATTGAGTGCTCTATTTCCAATTGGGCCTGCAGCTACTGAGGATAACGTAAGTAAAACAGTTAATGAGGTACTGAGGAACGGTGTTCCTTATTGTTTTGATTATGAAGATTTCAATTCACAACACACTCATGACAGCATGCAGGCAGTACTGTCAGCATACCGTGAGGTATTCAAGACAAAACTCTACAAAGAACAAATTGCGGCCATCGACTGGACAATACTATCGATACATAATAGTAGAATATTAGCGGAGGGTGGTGAGTACACTACCCGTGGCACCTTGTTATCAGGGTGGCGGCTTACTAGTTTTGTAAACACTATACTTAATTATATATATGCACAGGTGGCGTTACAAGGGACTGGGATGGTCTCAACACATAATGGAGATGACGTCTTGGCTGGTGTAGCTACGTATAAGCAAGTACAACAGTTGCAGAAGGGTGCGGCGATTTACAACATACGATTCCAGAAGTCAAAGTGTTACTTAGGGGCAATTGCAGAATTTTTACGTGTGGATCACAGGGTTGGGACTGGTGCCCAATATTTAGCCAGAGGCATTTCAACATTCGTACATGGGCCTACTGAGGCGACGATACCCAATGATTTGTGTAGTGTACTCTCTTCTATTAAAACCAGAGCACAAGAGTTGGTTGATCGAGGTGCATATATGGAGATTGTAAAGTACTGTAAGATGTTACAACATAAGCATTTATGTAAATTATGGAATATATCATTAGAAGAAATTAGTATTATAGAACGAACACATGTGTCATTAGGCGGGCTTAATACAAGAATAGTCCCTGGCGGATTAACATATAGAATAGAGCGAGTTCAGCAACGTTACCTAACTGATGAAGATAGTTTAGACGACGCTAAAGCTGATTTACCAGGGGTACACGCTTATGCTAGAAAGTTAACGAGACGCCTAATAGACAATAAATACTATACACACATAGTAAGCGCAGCGCGCAAGGCCATACTAGCAGCTTCAGTAGCGGTGAAGTTCGGGGTTAAACTTATTAAAATTGAGTTACCTGATCACTGCATTGAGATGAATGCTCAACAGTATGGTATGTACAAACACGAGAGTTTGGGGATTAAGACAATTATGGCTAAATCACTTAATATACCTTTAATAGCAATTAATGCGGACTGGAATTATCTTAGCTCACTACTGGCTAGTGAGAAGGACCAGCTAAAGGCTATGAAGA